TTAAACCTGGATCAGGCCGTGCCCGCGCAATGTCGCCAGGATCCCGACAATGGCGGAACGCGCCTCGCTGTCGATATTCGCGCCGCCGGCCGGATCGGCGATGCCGGGTTGGCGTGCACCGATCACCTGCTCGCCCGCGATCACCAGCTTTGAGCCGCGCAATTCGCCGCTGCGCCAAACAGCGCCGTCGAATCGACTCGGCTGGCCTTCGGTGCGGTTCCATACGCACATGCCATCGCGCGCGGCCACGAAACGCCAGCCGCCGCTGGTCCAGCCCGCGATCGCCAGCGCCTGCCCGGCCCAGTCCCCGACCGGCGCGCCGCCCACCACCCAGCAGGCGCCGAGCGCGGGCGCTGCCGGCGGCGTATCGACGCCGACCGCCTCGACCACGGCTTGCGTCGCCAGATCAAGCAGCGCGAGCGCCTCGTTATGATAGAGTTCCTTTTGCGCCTGGCCGGGCTGCAGCAGCGGCAATGCCAGCCGCGCGGTCGTCTCATCGATCATCCCATCCTCCGTTCGTCACGCCTCAATCGAGCACTGCCGGTCGTGACACCCCGTGCGTGCCGCGCTGGCGGACCGCGATCGGCAATGCCGCGCCGCCGACAATCGCCCGCGACGGTGTCGGCGCCTCGACGCTCGCGCCGTCGGCAAGATCGATGCGATAGGCTTCGGCTTCCTCAGCGAGCGGCACGTCGCCGCCGTCCATCCAGCGCCAGCCGCTGCGGCTGCGTCGGGCCCAGCGGAGCAAGTTGGCACGTCGATCGATGCGTAGGTGGACAGGGGACGGTGGCAGCACCGATGCGCCCGTCACCGCCGTGTCGACGCGCGCCGGACCGTCGCCGTCACCCACCCCCGATGCCATCACGGCGACCTGCCCGCCGACCGCGGCCAGCGGCAAGTCGATCGCCGTCAGCGCCTCGCGCTCGATCAGCACGAATCGGTCGCCGGCCCGCTGCGCGCCCGCCGCCGCTTCGGTGCCACGCCGACCGCGCAGCAGCCGCGACAGCCGCCAGCGACCGGGCCCGATCGGCACCGCCGCACCGAACTGGATCAGCTCGTCGCCGACCAGCGCCAGATTGGCACCGCCGTCGAGCGCGGCATCGTCGGCATCGGCAAGAACCATGTCGACGCGCGCCAGCGTGACCTCGACATGGCTGGCAAGATCGCGCAGCGCGCTGCCGGCGACGCGCGGCGGCACTGCCACTGTGCCCAGCACGGCGGGCAGCGCGGTCGATCCGGCTGGACTCCAGCGGCCGCCATTGTCGGTGCTGTAAAGCAGCGCCGCGCGCCGCCAGCCCATGCCCGTCCCGGCGGCCGCTACCAACAGCTGCGGGACCGTGCGCAGGCTGTCGTCGAGCGTCGGCAATTCGAACGCATGGACGATGGTCTGCCCCGCGGCCATATCGGGGCTTGCCAGCACGCGGCCCGAGCTCGCCGATGCTACCGCGGTGACCGCGCCGCCGAGCCGGACCAGCTCGAGCGCGAGCACCATCGCCTCGAGCGACCAGCCGGTGACGCGCCAGCGCCCCGCTTCGCCCGCGATCGACACGACCGCCCCCGGCGCAAGGTCGAGTGACGACCAGCCGAGCGCGACCTGGCGCCGCTCGCGCCCCGCCTCGGCACGGCGAAGCATGGCTTCGGCCATTGCCTTCGCGGTGCCCGCATCGATCGCGGCGGCAAGCTCGATCCGCGTGCTCCGCTCGCCGGGGCCGGGACGGCGCGCCCGCTGCACGCCGGTCTGATAATCGCGCGCCGGGTCATAATGAGCGAGCGTGATCACTTGCGGGACGGTCTCGATCGCCGCGATCTGGCGCGCGCCGCGCGCGCCGCGTCGGCCGGCACCCGCGCCTTCGTCGGCAACGATACGCTCCGCCGGGCCATCGCCCCGCAGCATCAGCGTGTCGCCGCTCGGCGCCAGCCAATAGCCACCCGCCTCGGTCAGCGCGGCGAGCGTCGCCGGCGCACTCTCGCCATAAGCCGAAAAGCCCGTCACCGTGGCCGTCGCGCCACTCGCCGACACCAGGCCGGGGGCGATGGCCCGGGCGATGGCGCCGATCGCGACTTGTCCCTCGTCGGCAAACACTTCGAAGGTGAGCGAGGGAATGCGGTTGCCGAAATCGGCCAGCTGGAGATGTTCGAACACCGCATAGGCCAGCCCGCGATGCGCGGGCGCCTGCGCCCCTTCGGCGGCGGCGATCAGCGGATCGACCGGCTGGTCCTCGCTGCCGGTGTGGAGGCGGAATCCGGTCATGGTCTTGAAGTCGCCGTCGGCCCCGCGCAGCAGATTGCCGTCGGCCCAGATGCGCCCGACACGGCGGATCGGCCGCGCCGACAATGCGACCGCAAACGACGCCGAATAGCTGTAGCTGGTGGTGCTCGGCTGGCCTTTGCCGTTGCTCGTCCGGCTGGTCGATTCGATCAGGTCGGTCGACCAGATCACCGTGCCCGCCACCCGCATCGTCCCGAAGATCGCCGGGATCGGGCTGCCATAGGACGACGTCTGGACCGACAATTCGGTCAGCCGCGGACCCTCGCGGCCCTTGCCCCTGAACAATTCGCGATCGATCGCCTGGCCCGCGATCGCGCCGATCGCGCCGCCGATCCGCCCGCCGAGTGCGGCGCCGACCGCCGTCAACAACAGCGTCGCCATCACATCTCTCCCTTCGTTCGCCAGCGACCGATCAACGGCCAGGGCACCGGCCCCGGTCGCTCGACGACCCGGCGCAGCATTGCGTCGGCGTGGATCACCCCGCCGCCGCTATCGATCGCCAGGTGCAGCTGGCCTGGTCCGCTCGCGCAAAGCAGCAGATCGCCCGCGCGCGCGTCCGCCACCGCCGTCAGTCCGCGCGCTGCGATCAGCGCGCCGACGCGCGCCGGATCGCCGCCGCGCAGCGCATAGCCGCTCGGTACCGCCCCCTCGCCGCAAGCAAACGCCGCCAGTCCGACGCAGTCGAGCCCCGTCGCCGGATCGCGCCCGTGCAGCCGGAACCGCGCGCCGATCGCCGACCGCGCGCGCGCGACCACGGTCATCCGCCCGGATAGCGCGTCAGCAGGTCGATCCCCGGCAGGAACGGCTCGCCACGGAAATTGACGGCATTGGCGAAGCGGCCCGCGCAGGTGGCGATGCTCTTGTCGCAACCCTCGCTGATCTCGACCAGATCGCCTGCCGCTGGCGCAAAGACCGGCTCGGCGCGGAGCGTCACCGACGCGCCGTCGGACGCGGCAATCACCGCTTCCAGCCCGACATTGCTGCCGCCGAACCAGCGCAGCCGCCCGCCGCCATAGCCATTGGCGCTCGGCTCGGGGGTGTCGAGCGTCAGCACCGCGCCGTCCGCCGCGACCACGCGCGCGAACCGCCGCCGCCCCGCCATCGCGACCCGGCACCGCCGGTCGCCCAGTTCGGCGCGGCATTCGGGCGATGTTTCCTCGGCCACTGCGCGATCGAGCAGCGCGCTCGGCCCGCGCAGCTCGGCGGTGAAACCGTCGCCCTGCGTCTCGACCGCGCCGATCAACCCCTCGCCCAGATCGATGCGGCCCGGCCCGCCGGTCCAATCGACCGCGAACAGCATCACCCGCGCGCCGTCCCAGCGGCCGGCGATCAGATCGCGCGCGGTTATCGCCGCGCTGGTCAGCGCGCCGGTGACGTCCATCGTGTCGGCCTCCAGAGCGTCGCTGCGCTTGATCGCCGATGGGATCATTCCCGGCGCCGCGCGGTGGATCAGCCCGTCAATCTCGAGGTGGCGGTCGTGATCGGTCAGCCCGATCGTCACACCGTCGCGCCGCTCGATCCGCCAGCACAGGGCAATGGTGGTCAGGTCGCCGGTAACAAAGGACGCGGGCATCAGTCTTCACGCACTTCGATCAGCGGGACCGACGGTGCCGCGCCTGCGAGGAACGTCGCGCGCGTCACGCTCAACGCATCCTCGGCAAAGCGCACCGGCACATCGAAGCGATAGCTGGCGCGCACCCCGGCACCCGTCGCAGGCGGCGTATCGAGCACCACCCAGCCGCCCGGCTCGACCGCGAACGCCGCCGTCTCGGCCCCGCCGACCGTCACGCGCACGCTGCCCGCAACCGGGCGGGTGATGCGCCGCAGCCCGTCGCCATAATGTTTGACCAGCGCGAAGCGGGTGCTGACGCCATCGCCCGTTCCGATCGGCTGGTCGTCGCCTGCGGAATCGAACGGATCGCGCAGGCGAAAGCCCCGCGCCGGCCCCATCCGGGCACGGAAGAAATCGAGCAGTGCGGCGATATCGGCTTCGGAACGCACGCCGGGGCCGACGTCGTACCGCGTGCGCGCCGCCGACCAGCTGGCATTGCGCGCTTCGTGCCCGCCCGCGCTGGTGACGATCGCGGTCGAGAAGGTCGGCGTCACCTCGGCTTCACGCCCCAACGCCAGCGGAAACAGCACATCGTCGAACGGCTGCACGTCATCTTCCTCCCCATCCTCATCGATGTCGAAATGGACGAACCCGTCGCGGATCACTTGGGGCAGTGCCCAGATGAAGGTCGCCGCAACCCCGCGCTTGCGCGCCGCCGCTGCCGCCGCATCGATCGCGGCCCACTGCCCGGCCTGGTCGGGGCGCAGCACGAAGCCGCTCAGATAATGCTGCGCGCTTGCCGGATAACCGAGCCGTGCCGTCGCGACGGCGGCCCCGCGCGCGCTGCGGGCGGTGTCGCCCGCCGTCACCCAGTCATAATCCTCGAGCTGGAGCACGTCGAACGCGGGCGCAGCCCAGCCGAGCGGCAGGTTCATCCGCGCCACCTCCGGCGCGGCGGCATCGAGCAGGCTCGGCAGATAGGCGAGCAGCAAGGTCTCGCAATCGGGCGCGGCGGCTTTCACGGCAGCCGCCAGCGCCGCCGTCGAGGCCGCCAGCATAGCCCCCGCGGCATCGAGCAGCGCGATCGCCGCCGCATCCTGCGCACCGCGCACATTGATCGCGCCCGGATTGCCGAGCGCAGCCCGCGCGGCATCGTCGTAGAGGCAGGGCCGCCCGTCGGCCATCACCCACCACCACGGCTCGCCGATCTGAAATCGCGGCCGCAGCCCCGCTGCCACCGCAATGTCGACGAAGGCGTCCGCGACCGCGCGCAGATAGGCCATCGCCCCCGCGCTCGCCGGACTGAGCAGCGTCGACGGCGGCTCCCACCCGGTCAGCGCGGGCGACCCGTCCGCCGCGCGCTGCTTCCAGTCGCCCCAGCAATGCGCGTCGAACAGCTCGTAGCTCAGCGACCAGATCACGTCGTAACCCAACGCCTTCGCGCGGACGGCGAAGTCGCGGTGCCACGCCGCGCACGGCGCGTTCAGCACACCCCCTGCCAGACTCGCGTAAAGCCCGCCCGAATTGGCCTCGAGCCGGAAATAATGGCTCATCCCGACATAATGGTTGATCGCGCCGCGATAGCCGAGCTGGAGCGCGTTCCGCAGCAGCCGCGCCGGCGTGATGTTATAGCTGTCGTCGTAACCGCTCGCGATGCCCAGGCCATGGTCGGGCACGATCGCGTCGCCGATGCCCAGCACCGCCCCGGCACCCGTGCAGGCGATGTCGCTCAGCTCGACCCAGGCCTCGACCGGTGCTGCCAGCATCCCCCCGGCCGGATCGAACCCGGGCGGCACCAGCGAGACGAACATCCGGTCGACATCGCCCGCCCACACCGGATCGGCCTCGCCCGGCAGCAGGAAGCCGCCGTCGAGCGCGCCGAAATCGATCCGGACCCGCGCGTCATCGGGCGTGCCGGTCGCGTAATTCCACAACCGCACATACCAGGCGCGCGGATTGCCCTCGGCGTCGCGTCCCTCGATCGTCAATGTCGGACCGTTCACGGCATCGAGCGGCATCACCCCGCCCGACCGCCAGCGAAAATCCAGCACGCACGCCCGGAAGTCGCGGCTGGTCTCATAGGCCAGCAGCGGGTGATCGAACCGGTCCTCCGCCTCCCAGATCAGCCCCGCCAGATCATCGCCGCAGTAGAACACCGCATCGACACGGAGCGCATCGGGCGCGGTCGTCACCACGCTCGCCATCATCGGCCGCGGGAAGTTGACGGTCCAGTAAACGGGATCGAAGCGCGAGATGAAGCCCGTCGCCTGCCCGCGCCGGGCGGTCGCCAGCCAGTGCCCCATCACTCGGCCTCCGCCAGCGACGCCCGCACCGCGCGCGCGATCTGGCGGCTGGAGCGCGCGAGCGCCTGCGGCTCGGTGCCGGCGGGCGCGGCGATGCTGATCGCGATGCGCACGTCGCGCCCGCCGCTCGTGCGCGTCTCGATTTTGCCGCTCGACGTCGGCACGAACAATTCCGGCCCGCGTTCGCCGACCAGATAGGCCCGCCCCGGCGCCACCGGTCCGCCGGTCGCGCGCCCCGGCGCACCGACCAGCCCGCCGATCGCGCCCAGCAGGCCGCCATTGCCGCCCGCCTTGCCGCCGCCCAGAATCGCGTCGAGCCCGCTCCTGATCGCGCTCGCGGCAATGTCGGCGAGCACCGCCAGCGCAACCTTGCGCAGATCGTCGAAGCCGATCTTCCCGGTGCGCGTCGCGCGCACCAGCGCATTCTCGATCCCGCGCCCGGCGGCATCGGCGGCCCCTTGCAGCGGCCCGTCGAGCTGGCCGCGCATTGCCGCGATGTCGCGCGCGAAGCCCGCCGTGTCGGCGCGCACGCTCACCGCCAGCCGGTCGATTTCCTCATCCATCGGGAAAGGCCTCCATCAATGCTGCAATTTCGTCGTGCGTCGGTGGTGCGGGCGCGGAGTCGCCCGCAAGCGCCGCGACGATGCTGGCGAGTTCCGCCGGCGTCGCGCGCCAGAAGGCGTCGGGACTCCAGCCGAACAAGGCGCCAGTCATGCCGGCGAGTTTGGCTGCCGCTTCCCCAAAAAGCACCGTTTGCCCTGAGCTTGTCGAAGGGCCGTACTTCTTGTCGACGGTTGCGCAGAAGGACCGCCGTTGGGCTACGCCCGTCTGCGACCCGACAAGCTCAGGGCGAACGGGTTTCATGGTTCACCGCCCCGCCAGGATCTGCCCGAGCAGCACCCGCAGCGCGGGCGTCGCCTGGGCGAGCCCCCCCGCTGCCACGCCCTCGCCGAACGCCTCACGGGTCATCCCCTCGGGCACTTCGGCCAGGCAGTGCCAGAACAGCGCGACCAGTTCGCCGAGGCCCAGCCGCTGATCCGCCGCGCGCTCGACGAGCGCAAACAGCGGCCCCAGTTCCTGCTCGGCGGCGACCAGCGCCGCAAAGCTCGGCCGCAGGGTCAGCATCGCCCCGCCCACGCGGATGGCGGCCTCACCCCGAACCGGGTTCATGCGCTCACCACCGCGCCCGAGCTTTCGAGCGCGAGTGTGTAATTGCGCTCGCCGTTGTAATCGCCGGCATAGTCGAGCCGCGTCACCAGGAACCGCCCGGTCAGGCTCTCGCCGCTTTCGAAGCTCAGCCGGTAATCGTCGATCGTCCCGGCGAGCGCATTGCCCTTCAGCCGCACCTCGGCGGCGGACCCCGTGAAGATCCCCGCCCCCGACACGCTCACCGATCGCACACCCGCGCCCGACAGCAATTCGCGCCAGCCGCCCGAATCCTTCGACGTGATCGCCACTGCCTCGCCGTTGATCTGGAGCTGCGTCGTGCGCAGTCCCGCGACCGTCGTGAACACCGGCGGCGTCGCGCCATTGCCGATCTTTAGCAGGAACGCGCTGCCCTTTTCCGCTGCCATTTTCGTCTCTCCCGCGATCAGATTATGATGACTTCAAAAATGACCTACCCAACCACCGTTCGTGTCGAGCGAAGTCGAGACACCCTGGCGCACCGCCCGTGGCCTGTTTCTCGACTTCGCTCGAAACGAACGGATGGCTGAAGGCTTCAAAATCTAGTCCGCCAGCACGCGGACGCGGTGCTCGATCAGCGCCGTCCATTGCCCGACGCCCGACCGCACGATGCGATTGCGCACGAGCACGATGCTCGCGATCCGCCAGCCGTTGAGCGCCGGTGCCATGCCCCGGATCGCGGCATCGGCGTCGCAGGCGAGGGCCTGCAGCTGCACCGCCGTCTCGGCCCGGTCGCGGAGCTGGATCAGCCTGCGCAGCTCGCGCCCTTCGGTATCCTTGGTGCTCCAGTCGATACTCAGCAGCTCGCCGATTTCGGCATAGGGCGGCGTTGCCTTCGCCGCCGGTCCGTCGAAGATGCCGTTGAGACGCGCGCCGATCGCAGCATCAAGCGCGGCGACCAGCGCCGCCTGGAAGACCGCCTCGGCGCTCATCGCAGCAAGCTCCCGATCCAGCGCAGCGCGCTGTTGACCAGCCGCCGCCGCGCGAGCCCGCGCCCCTCGACAATGATGCGGCCTTGCTCGGTCGAAACGCGCGCTTCGGGCAAGGCCTCCTGAATCGCCGCTGCCGCTCGTTCGGTCGCGGCGGCTTGTACCCGCGCGGCGATGTCGCGCACCGTGTCGTCGATATTGCTCATGCGTGCACACTCCCGGTCAACGTCAGGGTTCGGTAAGGGCGCCACAGCGCGGTGATCGCGCCGGGCGGCGGGCGCGTGGTGTCGCGCTCGCTGAACAGATAGGCGGCAAGGAGCACCGCGCCCTGCCGGATCGCGGCCGGGATCGCATCCCAGTCGGCAGCGGCGCCTGCCATCACTGCCGCTGTCACCCGCACCGCGGCGCCGACATCGCGCAGCCGCACCCAGCCTTCGCCGCGCAGGATGTCGATGTCATGGCCGAGTACCGGCAACACCACCGCGCTGCCGTCCGCCGCCACGCCCGCCACCCCGGTGATTGCCGTCACCGGCGAGAGCGCCAACCGCTGCCACCCGCTGCGCACCGGCAGCGTCACCACCAGCGTGCGTGCGACCAGCATCTGCCCCAGGAACTGCTCGGCGAGCCCCAGCGCGGTCTCCGCCAGCGCGGCGAGCAGATCGTCATGATCGTCGAGGCTGAGGTCGAGCGCGGCCTTGATCGCCGCGACTGCGCGCACGCGATCCTCCGCCCCCAGCGTCACCACGCCCGGGCCATTTGCCGCGATTGTCATCGTTCGATTCCTTTGAAGAAAGAGACGCCTCAGGCGCGCTCGATGCGGCGCAGCGCCGCGCGCGGCAGGTCGGTAGGCACCACGGCGCGGCCGCCGCTCACGGTCTGGATGCCCGTCGCCCAGCTGTCGTCGTCGAAGCGGTAACGCACCGCCAGCGCCCCATCGGCGACGCCTTTCGCGCCCCAATCGAGCGTCAGCACGTCGGCCGCGCGCGACCCTTCGACGAAGCTGGTCGGCGACGCGCCCGGCTCGAGTTGCGCGCCCCACGCGAACACGCTCGTCGTGAGCGGCGCCCCGGCGATGAGCGACCACAGGATCAGCTGGACATCGACGATGGTGCCGACGGCGCTGGTGAACGCGGCCCGCCGCCAGCGGGTATCGAGCATCAGCGTGCCGCTGTCGGTCCCATCGAGCCGCAGCGTGATCGACGGCCCCGGCGCCGCCGCACACAGCCAGAGGCTGAAGCAATATTGCCCGGCTGCGGGCACCGCGACATTGTTGCGCAGCCGGGAAAATCCGATGCCGCGCGCGAAATCGACCCGCACCGCGCCATTGGTGCCGTCCGGCGCCGGCTGTCCCGGCGTCGTCACCGGCAGGCTGCCGTCGTCGCCCTGATCGAGCGTCCAGGGGGCGACCGTAAAGCCATGCGGGTGCGCAATCGCGTTGCTGGCGGCGGGTTCGATCAGCAGCCCGGTGCGCGCGCCGCTCACCGGGTCATGGTCGAAGCGCGGCGCATCGGCCGCGACGGTGCGGACCGCGCCCGCCGCGTCGATGATCGATCCCGCCGATCCGCGCGTCAGCGTGGCGCCGGCGGGCAAGGCGGCGCCGCCGAAGTCGAAGCCGCACGCCCCGCTGGCCCTGCCGAGCGCAAAGCCCAGCCCCAGCGTGCTGCTCACGACAGCGCCAGGATGTTGGTCGCGGTGGTGCCGGTCGCGCGGACATGGCTCGGCCGGAACGGCAGCGTGCTGCCCGAGGCGATGTTGGTCCACACGCTGTCGGCGCTGTCGCCGCTGCCGCGCATCGTGATCGTCCCGCCGCTGCCGACGTAAAGCGCCTTGGGGACTTCGGGCAGGGCATTGCTGTCGTGCGGCGTCACGGCGCGCGCGCGTGCGGCCGGTGCCGACACGCTGTCGGCCCGGGTCGAAAAGGGATCGGACATGGGATGTCTCCGATGTTTGGGAACTGCTTGTTTCGCAATCAAAGCCCCTCCCTTTCGGGGGAGGGGTAAGATCACAGTTGCCCGCTTCAGCTCGCGGCGAACTTCATCAGCTTGATCGCCTCCGAATTGCTCACGCAGCCGCCGATCCGCTTGGTGGCGTAGAAGGTCACGAACGGCTTGTTGCTGTACGGATCGCGCAGGATCGCGGTCTCGGCGCGTTCGGCGATCAGATAGCCCGCGCGGAAGTTGCCGAACGCGATCGACAGCGAATTGGCGGCGATGTCGGGCATGTCCTCGGCCTCGATCACCGGATAGCCGAGCAGCGTCGCGGGCTGCCCGGCCGCCAGCCCCGGCGACCAGATGAACGCGCCTTCGCTCGTCTTGAACTTGCGGATGCGCGCGAGCGTCGCCGAATTCATCACGAACACCGCACCTTGGCGGTAGGGCGCGCGCAGCGACTGGACGAGATCGATCAGCCGGTCCTGCGGGTTAGCGGCGAAATCGCCCGCCGCCCCGCTCGCCAGATATTGCAGCGTCCCGAACGCGCGGGTCGCGTCCCCCGTCGCTGCGGTCGGCGCCTGCAGGAAGCCCTTGGGCCGGTTGGTGCCGCTGCCGTTCACGAAGGCGGCGCCTTCGGCCTTGGCGAATTCGGTCGCGATTTCGCTCGCCAGCCACGCCTCGACGTCGAAGGCGGCATCGTCGAGCATTGCCTGGGTCGCGCTGGGGTTGGCGTAGAGTTCGCCGAACGGCGGCGCGATCTCGACAAAGGCGGGCGTCGCGGTTTCAGCGCGCGCGCCGTCCTCGGCCGCCCAGCCCGACGCGGTGCCGCCCGTCGTCACCAGCTTGCGATAGCCCGCCGATCCGACCTGCACGACATTGGCGATCGAGCGAATGGGCGAAATCGCCTTCAGCGTCGCGTCGATCATCGCATCGATTTCCTGCGGGATCGCGACCCCGCCGGCCGCATCGCTGGTGCCCGCGAACGCCTTCACTTCGGTGGTGGCACCGCTGCGCAGATAGCCCTCGAACGCCGCACCACCGGCCCGCGCCCCGCTCAGCATCGGCCGCTCGACGGCGCCCTTCATCGTTACAGCCTCGAAACTCGCCGCCAGCGTATCGGTCGTCATGTCCATGTCCTTCTCCCACGAAAAAGGCGCGCCGCAGGGATGCGACGCGCCTCAGATTTCAAACAAAATGATCGTCTTAGCCGTGGATCGCATGCACCCGCGCCAGCGGCTGCATCGGCTGCGCGACCAGGCTGACCTCGATCAGCGCCACCTGCGTCAGCTCGCGGTAGTGGCGGTGCTTCATCCCGGTCGCGCGGTAGCCGAACGACAGACCGGACACCGCGCCTGCCCGCACCCGCGCCGCCAGCGCCGGATCGTCGATCCGCCCGATCACCCGCAGACCCTTGGCATCTTCCGCCAGCGTCTCGATCATCCCGACCGGCTTCCCGCGATGCTGCCACAGCAAGGGCACGGGGCGCGGCTCCCCGAAGGCCCCGGCCCGCACCACATCGCCGCCGCGATCGGGCCGGTCGAACACCGCTGCATAGCCGGCAAAGCGCAGGCTCATTTGAGCGGCACGACCAGCCCGAAGCGGATCGCGAGCCCCGCCAGCACCACCGTGCCCGCAAGTTTCGCCACCCACCCGAGCGCCGCCTTCCACAGCGACGCGCGCGCGTCGCGCCACGCCGCCAGCAATTCGCGCAGCTCGCCCTGGTCCTTCGCTGCGGCCGCGTCGTCGAGCCCCAGCCGCGCCAGCGCCCGCTCGGCCGCGAGTGCACCCGCTTCCTCGGCAAGCGCGCGCAGCGTCGCCAGATCGGCACCCGCCGCCTGGCTCTGCGCCATCAGCTGCGCCAGGATTGCACCATCGTTCATCAGCTTTCTCCTGCAATGCCAAGCATCGCCCGCTTCTCATCCGCGGTCAGGAAATCGGTCGCGCTCACCTGCGCCCACAGCCGCTCGCGGTCCTCGGCAAGCGCCGTCACGCGGTCGAGATCGACCCGCAGGCGCGCGCCGTCGAACCACCCCGCCAGCGCCTGCGCCAGCCCGTTCAAAATCGTCTCGGCAAGCGGCAGGATCGCGAGCCGCCAGAGCGCGCGATTGGCCTCGCGGTAATTGGCGTAGGTCGCGTCCCCGGGCAGGCCGAGCAGCATCGGCGGCACCCCGAACGCGGTCGCGATCTCGCGCGCCGCCGCCTCGCGCGTCCCTGCAAAGTCGAGATCGGCGGGCGACAGGCTCAGCGGCTGCCACTTCAGCCCGCCTTCGAGCAGCATCGGGCGCCCCGCATTGCCCACGCCCGAAAAGCTCGCCTCGATATCGGCGCGCAGCCGCTCAAGCTGTTCGCGCGACAGGCTCGACCCGTCGCCGGGCTCGTAGACGAGCGCGCCGGAGGGTCGCGCGGCATTGTCGAGCAGCGCCTTGTTCCAGCGCGCGGCGGCATTGTGGACCGCGATCGCGCCTGCCGCCGCGCCCAGGCAGCCGAGTCCGTAATGATCGTCGAGCGGGTTGAAGCTTTTCAGATGCACGACCTGCGGGCGCGGCTCTTCGGCGGAAAGGCTGCTCACCCGCTCGCCGACGCGGTAGTCGTAACCGACCGGCCAGCCGCGCGCGTCGGGCGCGACCCGCACCCGCTCGGGCCGCAGCGCGAACAGCTCGGCGGCGCGACCCTCGCCGTCGGTCGCGATCTGGACATAGGCATTGCCGTGGAGCAGCAGCTGCGACGCCACTGTTTCGACCAGCGCCTGCCCGCCCGACCTCGCGCCGACCAGCGCGGCCAGCGCCGGGTCCGACGCGACCAGCGGCGCCCCGCCCACGCCTTCCGCCACCAGCCGTACGCAGCGCTGGGCGATCGCATTTCGCGCATAACCTTCGCGGACTTGCGCTTCGTAGGTCGAGGGCCATTCGCCGAGGGAAGCGCCCGCCGACAAGCCATAACGCGCCAAAGCCGGACGGAACTTCTCCCGCCCGGCCACCTTCCAGCCGAAGATTTTCATGCTATGCTCCTGAAATGGCTTTGCTCGACCTCGCACGGTGGTTTGTGTCCATCGGTACAGCCGCGATCGTGATCGCCTTACCGGTCGCGTGCATCTGGTGGTTCGCCGACTATGATGGCTTCAACCGCCGCTTTTCATCGCTCCCCCGCGCGGCCCAGATCATCATGAGCATTTTCTTGTTGCTGCCCGTTGCGACCCGCGCCTTGGACGGCGATCACTGGGCGACCGCGACGCTCGTCCTCGTCAGCTGCTTCTGGGGTGTCGTCCTCGTCATACGCTCGTGGCGCCGAACCGCCGCCTAACTCACCGCCGCCCGAACCAGATCACGTGCCGCGCGCCTTTGCCGCTCGCACGCGCACGGACCACCACTTCGTCGACGTCGAAACCCGCCCGCGCGAACGCCTTCGCAAACGCCGGGTCAGCGGCAGCGGACCACACCGCCAGCACCCCGCCGGGGCGGAGCGCCGCGCGCGCTGCCGCGAGGCCGGCGGGCGAGTAGAGCCGGTCGTTGCCCTTGCGCGTCAGCCCGTCGGGGCCGTTGTCGACGTCGAGCAGGATCGCGTCCCACGCGGCCGCGCTCCCCGCAATCACCGCGCCGACATCGTCCTCGACCACACGAACGCGGGGATCATCGAGGCACCCGGCGGCAAACTCAGCTATCGGTCCCTGCGCCCAGGCGATCACGGCGGGCACCAGCTCGGCCACCGTCACCTGCGCGCCAGGCCCCAGCCGCCCGAGCACCGCGCGCAAGGTAAAGCCCATGCCATAGCCGCCGATCAGCACCCGCGCATCGGCGCCGATCCGGTCGCACGCCATGGTGCCGAGCGCTTCTTCGGAGCCGCTCATCCGGCTCGACATTAATTCCTCGCGGCCGAGCATGATGAACCAGTCGGTGCCGCGCCGCACCAGCCGCATCTCGCCGCCGCCGGGCACCTGCACCGTATCGATCGTCTCGCGCGGGATCATCGGGCCTCCATGCAGCGGCACGATGCCGGTCGCCCGCGCTATAGCCGTGCCGCCGCGCCCGCGATAGGATGGCGCCATGGTCATCCCCGCCCAGATCGGCTGGATCGCGCTGGCGCTGCTGTTCGCGGTGCCGCTGATCGGTTTCGGCTGGTATTTCGTCGATGAGGACGGCGCCCGCCGCCGGCTCGGCAGGATCGGCCCCTATCTCGTCTATCTGCTCCCGCTCTACAGCGCGCTGATCGGCGCGATCGGCGCCGCGATGAACGACCCGCACACGGCGATGACGGGGTTTGCGGTGGCGATCTTCAGCGCCTTTCCCGCCGCCAGCGCCTGGCGGATGCGAGGACGCAACCTTTAGCCAATTCATCCCACCGTTCGTCCCGAGCGTAGTCGAGGGACGGGCCACAAACGATTTGCCTCGCGCCGGTCCCTCGACGTTGCTCGGGACCAACGGGGACTTGGGTCACAACCGCCGCACTCCCACTGTCCCGCGCCGCCGCAGCATCAACTCGCTCAACCCCCACACCAGCGCATCGGCACGGTCGGGCGATCGACCCGGTCCTTCGTAACCGCCACCCGCAATCAACCCGCACATCTCATCCTCTAGCGCCGGAAACGCGCCGAGGTGCTTCACCCGCCCGCGCTCGTACAGCGCCGCCACCGGCTCGGCGCGCGCGCTCTTGCCGTGCGCGGCATGCACCAACGCCACCGGCAGCGCCGCATCGGCTGCCGTCAACACGCTCCGAACCATGGCCCCGCCATTATTCGCTTCCGCCACCACGCGATCAGCGCCCACCCGCACCGCGCAATCCGCCACCGCGCGCGCCCAGCCTTCGGGCGACGCACCGATCACCGTCGCATCCTCGATCACATAGCCCAGCCCCTCGGCATCGATCCCAACCGCCACAATCCCGCAGGCATCGCCGCCGACACTCGCCGACGGATCGACGCCGACGACCACCCGCACCAGCGGCGGCAGGGCGCGCACCCGGCACGCCTCCAGCACCGCGCGCGTCCACAAGGCGCCCGCCAGATCGTCGATCAGCTCGCCGTCGAGTTCCTGCCGCCCCAACCGCGTGCCGCCATAGAGCCGCGCCATTGCCTCCACGAAATGGACCGGCAAATGCGGATTGTCGCGGGTAGCGCCGCGCGTTTCGACAAAGCCGGGCATCGTCATCACCCGGCGCATCAGCGCATTGGTCCGCGGCGTCGTCGTCACCAGCGCGCGCGGATGTTCGCCAAGGCGCAGTCCGAGCAGCAGATTGTCCCAGGCGGCATCCCCGCTCCGCCATTTGCCCAATTCGTCGCACCACGCGGCATGATGTTCGGGACCGCGCAGCTTTTCGGGCGCTTCCGCCGAATAGACATAGGCGCGCGCGCCCGAATCAAATTCGACTTCGCCGGCGCCCGAACGCCATTCGATCCGCTCACCGCCGTGGCGCACCGCCATCAGCCCGCTTTCGCCCTCGATCATCACCCGCCGGACATCGTCGACGGTACCGCCCACCAGCGCGATCCGTGCGTCGGGCGTGGCGCGGGCAAGGTTGCTGACCCACTCAGCCCCGGCGCGCGTCTTGCCGAAGCCGCGACCCGCGCGGATCATCCAGACATGCCAATCACCCGGTGGCGCGTTCTGGCCGGGCAACGCCCAGACGTCCCAACTATCAAGCAGCGCGCGAAGCTCGGGGTCGGACAGCCGCCTGAGCAGCTTGTGGCGCTGGTCGGTCGGTAGCAACGCCAGCCGCGCAACGGCGGCATCCAGCGCACTCACTGCCCGCGCAACCGCTTTTCAAGCGCCGCCAACTGCCGCTCCAGCGCCTTGGTGAGCTGATCGCGATCGATCTTTTTATACTTTGGCCCGGGCGCATTCGGCGCGTGGCGATCGGGCATAGCGCCGCGTCGCGCGAGGATTTTCAATGCCACTTCGGGATCGATCGGCTTGGCAAAGGCCGCCTCCTCGGCCGCGAGGTCGGCCTCGACCGCTTCATCGTCGGTCGACGTCCCGAGCGCGTGCGCCAGCACTTCGCCTTCGAGCCGTGCATAAGCGGTTTGCAGCGCCGTCTGCCACAGCTCGGCGAAGGCGGGGTCGCGGCGCCGCAAGCTATAGGCGGCGTGCGGCTTCAGCCCGACGCCGCGCGTGGCCTGCGCGACATTGGCGGTCGCGGCAAGCGTGTTCAGAAAGGCCGAACGCTTGGCATTCGTCCAGCCATCGCGCCGTGACGTGCGGCGCTGGATCTTGCGGTCCTTGCCGCCGGAAATTTTGTCGACCAT